ATAGCAGGATTCTTATACAGCTCTATAATAGCCAAGTCAATCTCATCTTGCATTAGTGCTTGGGACTTTATTAGTCTGCCCATATCAAACGGAACACCATTATCCTGAATATCTGTTAGGAACCTGCATCCGGGTATAAGTATGTTATCATATACTTTAGCTAAGCGTTTGTTTTGTTTAATTTTTACAAATTTCTCGTAAAGGAGAAAAGTTACTACAGCATCCAGCGCGGCATAGTCTTTCATCAAATCAAAAGGAATTACATCCCAAGTGAATTCGTTTTTAAGTACACCATGCTCTTTGCGATACTTCTGCATCCAATCATACATACCCTTTTCGTAATCACCATAGCTTGTGTACTTCATAGCTAGCTGTTTCAGGCCGTGAGTGCCTGGGTTCTCATCAATCAAGTAGTGTAAAAGCATTGTGTCCTCAAAGCGAGGAAACTTAAAGTTGAAATGGTACTCAAAGAAAGCCAAATCAAACTTTGCATTGTGAAAGATAACTACTTTTTCGTTAAACAACTGTTGAAGTAATTCTTCTGTGGTCTCATCAAAGCATTCCGTATCTATGTAAACCCCATAATCTCTCTCATAGCTAATAGAACACCCTAGCATATGCCCATCACGAGGATACAACCCAGTAGTTTCTGAGTCAAGGGAAATGTATGGAGTATCTGATGCAATAGCTTTGCGAATCCAATCGTTGGCTACTTCTGTATCTTGTATCCCTATAGCCTGCTCGGGACGCACTGTTACATCTTCTTTATTATCTGTGATATATTCCACGATAGATTTCATACTAGCATCCCAAGTACTCTGCGCTTCTGGCTTGAAAGCCAGCATAGCAGGGTTAATAATGGGAAGGAACTTCTCTTCTACTCGTTTACCAGAATACTCTGTAATAGAGTTAATCGGGGTGAAATATTTTAACGCATCACTACCTACTAGGATAACCCAGTCGTAGTTGTCTATATTTATTTCTATGTCACAATCTCGTTTTAGTACTTTCTTGAGATGAGGGTCTGAACACAGTTGGTACTGGTCAAACTCAAACGCTCCATCGAAAGCATCTTTAAAATTGGTCTTACTTGGTTTCGTTTCTACTAATGCAACTTTAGGCATATAATTTTCTCTTTAGTTTTAATACTGTTGATTCTGTTAGCCCACCTGGGTCTTTATCCTTAAAGCATATGTTTCTAGAGGTCATTCCTACTCTTTCGCACATCTCTTTTACTATTACGGCAGCATCTTGTCCTGCCGTGTCTCCATCGAAGAAGATATCTACTGACTCAACTCCTTGAATGGATAACATTCTTAGTTTATCTTCATTTATGTTCTTTGTACCAAAGCAACACACGGCATTATCTAGTCCTTTATCATGAAGGTTTATCATATCAAATATACCTTCTACTAGTATTACAGACCCTTGTTTGGGCTCTGCTACAGGGTACAAAGGCATCTTCGCACCCGCAGGCGAGATCATATACTTAGGTGTTCCACCTGTAGTATGACGGCCATTAAAGGCTGCTATTCTGCCTGATATGTTTCGTACAGGAAAAACAACTCTCCCAATATAATCTGGGTCGTGGTGTTGAAATGCTTCGAACTTTTTATACGTTTCTGGTTTAATATTTCGCCAGTCTCCCGTATAAGGCACACTACCTTGGGGAAACGCCAAACCAATACTTTCTGACCGCTTTTCTTTAATTATTTTTTTAAAAAGCTCCCTTCGTACTTGTAAATAGTTTGGCGTTTCCCCAAAGTGGGTGAATATACTCCCCTTGTGTCCACAAGAGAAGCACTGAAAAATACCAGTAATGCGATCTATACGCATACTAGGATTACGATCAGCGTGTTCTGGGTTCAGGCAGCTTACAAGACAATCCCCTCCTTTCGGTATGAAGTATACTTGTCTAGAATTTAATAGTTCCTCTACTGTCACTTGCCTATTCCTTATCGTAATTATTGTGATATTATACGGTATTTAACCTAAGAAATCAAGAACTATTTTAAATATCGTTTATATCTTCGCCCGTTTTATGTGAGGAATCTTCTTTTTCTTTAGGAGTTAACGCAGACTCAGGGCCAATTTTTAAACTATCCCAGTCTACTACTGATGTGAAGGACTTCATAGAAGCTGAACGCATCTTGACACAGGTAAATGTCATACAAGCATCTTCGTGGTCCCAGGTCTCCAAGGTATAGGCTGCATCTGCAGCGTCAAGAATACCTTTAGCGAACCTAGCCTCTCCTGTAGCGTCGGTTTGATATGGAGAAATTACGGTACAATCATACTCTTGAGCCATTGATTTCAATGCTTTACTTACTTCGATCTGTTCTGTCCAGTCGTATTGTTTGCCTGGAACAGAAGACCGCTTGACTTGGTTAATATAATCCACTATGATAACTCCAATATTCAGAGACTTGACTTTTTTGTCAAGCTCGGCACGAATTTTAGAGAGTGTGAGAGAAGGATCATACACTACATCCAACTGATTAGTCGGGAGGAGCTCTCCAGTCTTCAGCTTGGCATGAAACTTATCAAAATCACGGTGGTCTTTATATTCAGTCAAGCGATCTTGTCCAACAACAAAACGATTTGCCCACCACGTAGCAACACTTTCCCACTCAGTTACACTAAGATTCTTAGTGCGAAGTCGTGAAAAAGGAATTTCTGTAGCAATAGAACAACACCGTTGTAGTATAGAGCGACTATCCATCTCAATAGTGAAATAGATAGCCGACTTACCCAAAGCGTGTACGTTATTTGCGATATTAGCGCATATAACAGACTTACCTGACCCTCGTTTACCACCAATCATTACCAAGTCTCTTGGAGAGAATTGGATTTCCTGGTCGTACTCTTCATTAAGACCGAGAGGCACGTATTTAGCTAAATCTTCTTCTGGTTCAAACAGGTCAATACGTTGCATACTTTCCTGTGGGTCTTCGAGGTCAACCTTATCTTCAATGTCCATGACAATTTGATGTAGGTGTTGTACTGACTCTTGTGCATCCTCAAATGCTACAGAGTTTTCTACATAATCCTCTAGTGAATCCAGAATTTCTTTTTGAGTATATTCGTTTTTAAGATACTGTAAAAGCATATCGGGGTCTGCATCGACCTCGACAGCTTCAATTGCGTAAAGTTTTTCACGGGTAGCAGAATCACGAATTTCATACTGCAAATCTTCTATAGAGGGCATCTTATGGAACGTTTCGCAATGTTTATCAATAATCTTATAAAGACTGTGATATTCTGCTGGCAAATAATGCTTGTGAGTAACACTCCAGGTCTGAAAGTCCTGCAAGGTTAGCACCTGCTTTATTAGAGCACTAGCGATGTTCAATGAGATTCTCCCGAAATCATATAAAAGTTGAGCAGACCCCGAAGAGCCTGCTCAGGTTGTGACTACTTGAGTAGTCGTGAAAGATTAAGCAGAAGCTTTTTCTTTCTTAGACGCGCCATCATAGTCAGCGGCTGAAAGGCCACGACGAGTCAGCATAGTCTTGACACCGCGAGCTGTTTTGCCAATCGCTTCAGCAATTGTTTCTACAGTCAGGCTACCGATATCAGAGATAGCAGCCAAAGGATCTACTTTAGAAGAACCTTTAGTGGTTTCTTGACGAGGGATAGCATCAATGTCACCTGAACGAAGAAGGCTGAGAGCCTTGCCGCGTACAGAGTTTACGGAACGGTCTAGCTCAGCTGCGATAGCTTCAACGAAAGCACCATTTTGTACCATAGTTACAAAAACTTCTTCTTCAGCAGGAGAGTACGTGCGTACAGCTTCTACTTTAGGAGCAGGTTTAACGTGGCTAGTAAGTTCCATAGAGAGGATCTTGCCTTGAATTGACTTAGGAGAGAAAGCACCATCTTCGAAAAGACCTGCAATTTCAGCGTAAGTGTATTCACCGCTATTGTCTTGGACAAAAGCGTCAAGAGTAGCTTCTTGTGCGTCTGAGAAAGCTCGAACAGCACTAGCAGAAGCCAGTTCAACGTCATGACCCATCTTTCGCAGTTTGCTTGAGATAGAACGAGTTGAGGTTTCAAGGTCAACAGCAGCTTCTGCTACAGTTGCTTGAGAAACGGGGCTTTCGCCACCGACAAATTCGGTTAACTGAGCAGTACGCTCGTCAGTCCATTTAGGTAAAGCCATTTTTATTCTCCAATAAAATTAAAAAGGTTAGTTATGATTTGAATGCCAGAAGCCCTGGCTTTCTTAGTTTTAGCGGACTCTATTCCGCTTTCGTTTACTAAGATGGTTACATCTTTTGTGAGGGTACTTTTGACAACATAACCAAGCTCTTCTAATACTTTGTGAGCCTCGGCTTTATTTGAATAAGAGGTAAGTTTACCACTAATACAAACAACTCCTTGAGGTGTATTTGTTGCCTGAGACTTCTCAAACTTAAAACTAAACGGAAGTAAACTTACCTGATATAACTCGCGTTCGAGCCAATCACAAAGACTTTTAGTAGACTTCTCACCTAAACCTGCCTTGCGGCACAATTCGTAGTCTATTTCTTCTATATCAATGCAGACCTTGGAAAGTTTTTCCGAAGCAGTCTTACCGATAAGAGGTATGCTAAAAGCGGGGAGTAATACGTTTAGTGGAGCTTTCTTTGATCTTTCTAGCTCATCTACTAACTTCGCGGCAATACGAGAAGAGCTAATCGCATCGTCTATATCCTGTAAAGACAAAGAGTAAAGCTCCTCAAGTGAGACAATACCGAGTTTTACAAGTGTAGCTGGGCCTAAGCCTTTAATCTTCAGCGTTTTGGCGAAGTGTTCGATAAGTTTAATAAGTTTAGAACCACAAGTTGGGTTCCTACAAAACAAAAGATAGTTTACCTCCTCTAACACCGAGCTGCACGAAGGGCAGTTTGTTGGAGCTTCGATTACGGTCATTGCTATTCCTCTGAATTTGAATAAGTATTATACGGCTTTTTAAGGTTTTTGTCAAGAAGTATTTTTCACAAGGTACCAATCAATCTAAACGTCTTACAACGCGAGGTATGATTTCCCCTGAACGTATAATCTCTACTTGACAACCTATCTCAAGATTAAGGTCGCGTATATACTGAATATTGTGCAGCGTGGCTCTGGAAACAGTGGCATCGCCTATAAGGACGGGTTCCAGTATTGCTACTGGACTTACTACCCCACTCTTTCCTAGCTGCCACACTACATCAACAAGCGTTGTCTCAACACCCTGTGCTCGGCTTTTAAGAGCGAAAGCACCCCTTGGGTGTTTGCTGGTGTGTCCTAGTCTATCGTGAGCTTTATTATTATCAAGACGATAAACAGTACCATCTGTAGGGTATTCACTAGAATCGAACCGAGTAACTACATTCAAACCTTCTTCGCTAAGACTTTCCAGTGTTTGCTGATAAGTCTCATGACTCATAGGAATTTGATCGTATGCTACAAATACAAGTGAACGAGTCTTAAACTCGGTTAAACCTTCTAAGCTATTCTTCAAGCCAAGAGAACCCGAAGCATAATTGCGTGAGTTAGGTACACTGCTTGGGGCGACAACTTCTCCAGTAATTTGAACAAGACCAATAGCTTTAATACTATTAGGTACTAATTCTTTTATCTTGGCAGTAATGTCTCTACCTTGTATACCATCTCCACGAGTTAAAGCTAACTCAAGGTTTCCGTCTACATACAGAATAGATATAGCAGCCCCGTCTAGCTTAGGAGAAACCACACAATTATTTATATCAATAGGAGCTTTAGCTATATCAAAACACTTTTGCAATGAATACATTTGATACGCGTGAGTCACTGCATCAGTAACCTCGTATCCAACAGTATTATAGTTGTGTTTGTGTGCTAAAAGATCGAACTCCTCGTCCGAAAGGAGAGGAGTACCTTCGTAGTATAATTTACTCGCTCTGTCTAAAAAATCGCGCATAATAGTTTCTCTAAGTTAGAAAGGATATTATACGGCATTTTAAGGAAGCTGTCAAGAACTATTTATACAAATCCCTAATTAAATCCGAGAAGTGTTCTTCTATAATTTCTTTCGACTCCGCTAGCGATAGTATCTCTATTAAGCCTGAGAATAGTTCCCTGGAGTTGCTAAAATCTAAAGGCATGGCTATGCCCTCAGGAGTGGGTTTCCACTCTTCTTCGAAGTCCATGTAATATTTACGCAAATGCATATACTCAACACCTCGAAAAGTGTTGATAGTAAGTCTTACTTGTACTTCTTTTACTTCGTCATAATGAATAACCCTAGAATAAGCCTCTGGAGCTTGATATAAGTCCATTATTACCTGCCCCCGTTTTTAAGAATAGAGGACAACGGAAGTACACTAAAAATATTATCAGGACGCAGTAATCGGTAAGAGTCAGTATCCCAACAAAAGAAAAGAAGTGTATCTTCAGTTTCCTTAGCACGATTCTTCTTTTTCTGTATGTAAGGGGTTGTGAAGTCTAAAGTACAGACATTATATTTTAGTT